AGAATAGGAGAAGTAATCCAGGTTCTCATTCAGCAGGCTGTTGACTTCGTTATCCGCCGTGTAGGGCTTATGCGGAGAGCCGAGAATTTCCCTGGCAATCCAGATAAGTTCCGGCGGAATCAGCAGAGTCCGAGGGCGGACCTTGATCGGCATTCCAACTCCATCCGGCATCCTGCGAAAGTTATTCAGGGCAAGCTGGAGTGCGGTGAAGGAAAGATCAACGTCGGTGGCAGGTCGATTCGGCCACGTACCGGGGGAGGTGTAGTACGAAGATGCCCCAGGAGCAATGGCAGTAGCCTCGGAGCCTCCGGGTAGGTTATGTGCCGTGTTGAACAGGTTGTTCCCATCCACCGTCACATAGCTATTCAGAATGTTCGTGCTCGACGTGAATCCTAGGTTGATAACTCCCCAGGTATTGACCTCACGAGCAAACTGGGCACTACGCGCCAGCGCGGATGGAATCTTCTTTACCAACCCATACATATCATCTTTGTAGAGTTCGTAAGAAGAGCGCACGCCGAGTGCGTAGGTAAACATCTGGAACCGTTTCGTTCCGCCCTGCGCTGCGTCACGATATGTCGTCGGCTCGCCTTCGGGTTTCTGCACCAGCGGACCCACACCAACAAACTCGGCCTCATCCTCAAACGCCCGATCAGATGATTCCTTGTTAAAGATGTGAGGCCATTCCTCATCCTTCTGGTGCAACTTCTCCCATTGCACAAAGAGACCATGCAATCCGGGAGCTTGTAGCTGCGAAAATTGACCACGTACCTGCATTGCTCCTCCTTATGCCTGCTGCTGAGCGCCAGTTGTGAACTGATAGTAAACGCCGCGCGGGTCCCAATCATCAAGACCGACGATGGTTACTACAGTGTTAGTACCGACAGTAGTTTTGGATGTGTCAACATACCAGTGATTGTCGGTATCCTTGGTAAGTCCATACTGAACACCAACCATCGCCTGCGCAGCCGTGGCTACTCCGACCTGGCCGAAGAAGTAGGTATCATTCTCTGATTGATAAATATTCAGCTTCCCGTCGTCAAACGGTGGAACCTGAATCACCACCGCATTCGGCTCGTTTGCAACTGCGGGAGGGGTGTTAATAATCTGAGCAGCCCCGGCAGCCGATCTATTCCTTGCCGCCTCCATCGAGATTCCGACAATTCCAAAAGCAACTGTCGCTCCATCCCACTCTTGCAGATAGCCTGCAACCAACTGAACAGGTACGCCCTGTAGGAAGGTCTTGGAAGCTGCCTCAGCCAATCGACGAACGGTAGGCTGATTTCCAGAACCACTACGAGAGCCATACATGACAGCTGATACACCAGTAACACTGGCCATCACATACCTCCTAGGGGCGATGCCCCTTCATTTGGATCAGCACTTACGAAGTTTTCAAGCTCTGTCTGGGTAGGGACATAAGTTTGAATCTTTCCTCCTGCCGACCTTCCAACTTGCTTCTGGACCTCTCCAGCCGCATTTCTTCCCGACGCCGCTAACATCTGCTTTGCCGCCTGCTGATCTTTCCACAGCAGAGCTCCCTCGTAGGTTCTACGAGGAATTTTCATCAAGATGAGATCACCATTGATAAACTTAATCCCGTTGTCAACGGCATAGGCCATTGGGGGATTCTTGATGTCCTGCTTGCGGGCGATCTCGAACCCCTGGCTCTTGGCCTCTTCATACCGGATCGAGTTCTGAGAGCCATCCTGCTTATAGAGGGTATGCATAACCCACCGGAATGAAACCCCGGGATTTACCGGCTGTAGATTGGTAAAATCCGGCGCATTCAGCGGAGCGGCTATAATTGTATCAAGGGAGGCCTCGACAGCGGCTTGGGCCACCGATCTAACCTCCTGCGGAAGCTGCACAGGCCGCGGAGCCGAAGCTGATGTAATTGCCGGACCTCTCTGAGTATCAGTCATGGTAAACCTGCATAGTCTTTCTCTGGGCAAGGAAATCAGCCTCAGGAATTCCATACTTCTTGGCAGTTTTCAGCTCCTCATCGGTGAGTCGATCATCAGGTAGGATGGTACGACCTGGACCGCCAAGAGGAGAACCAGAGGAAACCTCCGCAAAGAACTCGCTCCGATCCTGAGCCGCCTTTGTAATATCATCCAGATGCTCGCCCTTAACCATATTCCACGCCTGTTTCCAGGCAGCAGGATTAGCGCGAGTCGCGGCATCAACCTCGTTCATCCTAGTTTGAACCTCAGCGCCATACTTAGAAAACATCGCCTGCTCAATCCCATGAAGTGAACTCTCAAATTGCCCCTTTGCCGCTGTCGCTCCCATCGTGTAAACAGCGGCTACAATCGGTGCACTGCGCTGTTGGAATGCCAGGTCCTCATCCTCCAGAAAAGAGACAATCCGATTCTTATCCTCCGGCTTTTCAACCGGACGATTATTCGGGTTCGCCTCAAGCGAGGCCAGCCGATCCACGATCTTCTGATTCTCAGTTTTCTGAGCCACAAGATCAGCCTTGAGCTGTTGAGACTCTCGCACCGCCGCTGCGATCTGCTCCGGGGTTAGGTCCTTCAACTCCGGCGGTCCTTCATCCTTTGGATCTTTACTCCCCCACCATGCCATAAATCCATCCAATCTCGCCGCTAGGCGCCCGTCTTTTATTTTCCAACCCTCTTCGAGTTCGAGTTCGAGGGTGGTTGTTTCTGAACCACAATCCGATCTAGGACGGACGGCAGTTCGAGAATCTTATCAATCCTGCGGAGTTCACCAGCCAACCCGCAAAGCAAATTTGGATCAGTGGTCTGACTGATTCTATCAATCAGGGAATCACGATCAGCCCGAAGGTAATCAAAGAACTTCTTAGTTATGAAATTCTTTGCCCACGAAGCTGCAGCCTCTGGCTGCTCGATCAGTGTGTCGAGGTTGGTCATTATCTACCTCCACCTTGCTGTCCGCCCTGACCAGCCGCCAAGAGCTGCTGCAAGGCAGGAGGCAAGCCGTCCAGACCCTGCGCCTGGGACTGCTGAGGCTGCCCCCCACCTTGCTGTTGATCACCAGGAGCAGCAGGCGATCCCGCTTGCGGGGGCTGCTGAGACGGCAACTCAACATCTGTTACAAATCTTTCAGTCTCATCGTAGCCGAAGTGCTTGAACACCAGCTTCATTAGGGTGTTGGAGTTCTCAATCGCACCGTAGAGGTATTTTTTCTGCTCTGTCGGGGCAAATTGATTTCCAGCTGCCTGTAACATCTGTCCAATCATCTGGTGATGCTTCTGCATTACCCCAGTCAACATCAAGTCTGACTGCTTCTCAACCTCCCGATTAACAGAGGCAGTTGCCGCGGCGATTGGGAGGCAGAGGGTATTCCCACGAATCGCCTCGAATGCCTTATCTATATTCTCTTTATCCCCACCAAACTGACTCGATCTTCCACCAGTGCCAAACTCCGCATACAACTTCGACAGGAGCCTCCCAAGTTTGGTATGAGCGTACCTAATGTCGGTGACGTTGAGATCAGTCCTAGTATTCCCCTCCTGCAACAGGGAGAGGGTTCCCATCGAAGAATAAACTCCCCGTTTAGACATCGTGCCAGAGCCCATACCCTGCATGGGTGCGCTAACGCCGCTTCGCTTTTCTGCAAGCTCAAGGGTGAGCCGCTCTGCGTCGATGGTCATTGGAGAGGGCTGCCCTGCCTGCAAAGCCTCTAGCTCATCCTTCTGGGCAGGGATCATTGCCGATGGGAAGAGTCGATAGCCCTTGTTCAAAAGGGAATCGTTCCCTACCCTCCATACCACAGTATTCGAAACGGTCATGTTGTCGCCGCGACCGTTATGAATCTGAGAAAGCTCCTCTTGGAAGGTGGCTAAGGTTTCGCAGAACCCGTATCCGTAGAAGTAATCATCCCGATAGAACAGGCGATTTGCTATAAAGATTTCTTCGGGGTAGTAGTTGTAGTAGGCCCGGAGAATCTTGTTATTGAGCAGATTGTACCAAACAATGCACTTTGCAAACCTGCCCCGCTGAATTCTGTATTTAAAATGGCACTCATATACGTGGTATTCTTCATACAAGCCATCGTTAGACGGACTGACGCCGGCATCGCTGAGCTGAGTAGTAGTGACTTGATCAGGAGCAGTGGAATCAGGATGCCCGATTATCGAACGCACCGCCTCCTTATCATAAGTCCCCCTCCACCCGAGTTCCTCAAGAGCCTGTCTGGAGGTGTAGCGAATTCGGTGGGCCTTAAAATCAGCCATCTCGATTGTCTTAAAGGTCGGGTCCATGAAGAAGTCATTGAAGGGGAGCTTCTCCGGCCTCGGACCTTCATACGAGATCGTGGGATAAAAACCACCAAGCGATCCGTCGCTTGCGGCGTAAGGAATATCTTCCTTTACCACCACGTGCGGACACTTCAAGATCGAAGTTCCGAGCTTGATTCCTTCACCCAACCACTCGTGGTAAACTCGGTAAAGGTCAAGCTCGGAAGGTTCCATGCCTACATAATTCATGAACTCTTCATAGGCAAGTTTATAATCCATCGCCTCCTTGGGATGCTTCCCGATCAGGCGGGATGCCCACAACGGCGATGTCTTAAAAATCGCCGCCATAACCCTCGCCAGGAGTGTGTCAGCATGAATGGCAATAATCGGAACTACAAGATTGGATGCTCCATGCCAGGGGAACTCGCGGATAGTCTCAGCGGGGACTGCCTCATAGGCGCGGCGCCACAGCGGCAGTCGAGTCTCATGAAGCTCCGCTAGAGAGAACTTCAAAGACCGTAGCTTCTTCCCTAAAAAGCGGCAGAGCCTCTCCTGTCCATCCCCTGACATCCCGAGTTTGATTGGCTGGATCATCTTACCACTGCGCCTTTACCCGAAGCCCTTCAAGCTGATCGAAGGTTACATCAGTTCCTTGGACCTTTTCAAGGGCCACCACAGCAGACTCTAAATCCGCGATGAGGGTCGCGGCAAGTCCATTGATCTTAGCCGCGGCGAGTACCTGCTGTGCAAGGGCGAGAGCAAGTTCGATTGCTGAGATCATTTAATCACCCCTTTTATTTCCGTGATGATGAGGGAGGCATTTGAGATTGCCGAATTGAGTCCTGCGGTAGCAGATGCAACCGGAACGCACTTTGCCCCAGAGGCGGGGGGATTGGCCACTGTCCACCCACAGTAGGTCTCGGTGGCGGTGATTAAGACATTCTGAGCGGCGATGCCCCTGCTAATCAGAGCGCAGTTGGGACCAGTCGAGTCTTTGATACAGTCCTGATTCTGCGTCTGGGCCGAAATCAAAACACCACTCAATGCAGCGGCAGTATCGCGAGCGTCCCGCTCTATCTGCGAGCAGCCCGCAAGCACTAATACCAGACAGGCCGATATAATCGGGAGGGCAAATCTACTTCGTGACTTTCGCATCAACGATCTCCTTTGTTGTGGGGGCTCCTGGCAGAGCCAGGATGCTCTCTGCGGTTGCAATCGTCCCTGCCGGGCTGGATGAGTGGGTGTATTTAAGAATCAACCCACAGAGCAGCAAGGTATCAGCCGGGATAGTAGGGTGATTCTTAAACAACTCAATACATAAGTCCCTAACCCCATACAGGTTAGACGAGTAGGCCGTGGCAAAAACAATCAAAAAAGCAGCGACAGTGTGGGAGGTGATATTCTTTGACTTGAACCACGCTATCATGTAAGTAACAAATCCCCTCATATCATCTCCCACCTTTCTACGCCGTCTGTGCAACAGTAAAGCTGGTGATGTCCGACGGAGGAGCGGCTACGATGGTGAAGGCAGCCGATCCGGTAGCAGCCGTCCCGTCAGCATTCGTATAGCTGATCGACAGGGTTACTGAGGTTCCAACAACCGCAGTCGCAGGAATCGCCACCGTCGCCACAAGCCCCGTAGGGTCAATGACAATCGGAGCATTCAACGGATCGCTCGTGGTCCAGGTGGGAGGATTCCCAGTCGCTGGCAAAGTTCCCGCCGGAACTGGAGTCGCAGTAAATACTGGGCTATTGCCCGGAGACAGTGGTAACATTGTAGTACCCCCTTGTTGCTTGATGATGAAGCTGGTTATTGTAGGTTGTGTCAACTCGACAAGCAGCATGTTTTGAATTGCCAGGACTGCTTCCGATAATCTGGCAAGAGACCTCTCAATCAAATCAAGGTGTCTTTCTACATACCGCCCAAATTCTTTTTCTTCCTTATTCTCACCAAACAGTCTCATTAGTATCCTCTTCCTGAAAACATAGAACGAAGTTGAGCAGAACGGTGAGAGCCAGGACCACCCTGTGAAATCAGGTTGGAATAAGGCTGAGCTATTTGTTTCTGTTGTAACTGATTCATCCTTAAAAACTTGGCGTCGGCAACCTTGTTCGTAGGATTTCGAAGAATCTGCGGGATATAGGCAGTCGCGTCGATCTGGTCGCAATACTTCCCCCTGGGGAAGGTGACTATCTCATTGAGATAATCCTGCTGTTTCCGCCTCATGAAGAATCGCCCAAACTCGATAATCGGTCCTAGGGTGTTCCGAATGCGCCATTCCTTCTTCGTGGTGATCTCGCCGTCCGGCCCCTCAACTTCCCCTTTCAACGGGATGATTCTGAGCTTATTCGGTTTGACGGTATTGAGGTACGTAAAATGAGGGAGTGCCAGCGATTGCCCTGCACAAGTTTCAAACCCTACTCCAGTAACATGCCACCTGGCTGCAATCTCATAGATTTTGTTGAAGAAGGTCTCGTGGCTGGAAGCCTCTGCCCAGCTTTCGAGCAGATAGTAATTGTTATCTTGAGACATCCCAAGGACAACAATTGCATGGCGACAGCGACCTGTTGCGGTGTGAGTGGGATCGCACGCAATAACAACGTCGAGTTTTCTATAGTGTAGATCGGGTCGGATAATACCATTCTTAGCCTCATGCCGAATCATCAGGCTGCCTTCAGCAGAGTCGGAGACTTTGTAGAAGTCATACCAGTTTATATCCGATTCGTTGAACTCGGCATCCTCTGGGGCACAGGGATTATTTAAGTACTGGCAGCTAAAGAGGTAGTTACCGTAGCGTTCCTTAAGGGTCAGAAGCTTTTCTACCGACCATTCCTCTGGAAATATCGGGGTGTCGATTGGATGGGCAGGGCAGCAGCCCCCCATCGCCGAGTGGGACTGGATATTAAAATGCTCATGCTCCCGGATGTGGGAGTTGAGGTCCCGATATCCCCACCGATTCCCAATAACGAGTTCGTCGCCTTCGTGATCGGCATCTGTACTGTCGTAAAGAGAGGAGACCAGCTTGTGGTACTCGATCGTCTTCTCCATCACCGAGACAGATTCAATTGCCTTCCTGCCAACAAGATCATCCTGGATAATCAGTCCGTTATAATGGCGAGACTGAGTAGCTCCACCAACTCCGATAAAGTCAAAGGTTCCTTCCCCGTGAGGTGGCGCTCCATCAGGAGGGCGAACCTGCAAGCTAAAGTCTGTCCACCTTTGATTTGGGCCCGGGAGGGTTTCCGGGAAGAGCGTCCGGTAGATGTCATTGGACTCATAATGCCGCCTGATCTTTGACCCGAGCTTTGCTGCATTTGTAATGTTCTCAGAGACCAGGAGATTTCTCTTGGTACAATCATGCATCCTCAGCATATGCCGGATGAACTCATCATCATAGCCGAGAGCCTGAAAGTCGTCAATGTCTCGTGTCGCCAGGGGTAGGACTCGCCACATCGGCATCCCCTCACCAGAGCAGGTGCTCTTGAAGTGATCACGAGGCATTTCAATCACGTCATGGAGGTGGTCGCATTCCATCGAACGACAGAATGGCAGGTGGAGACTTTCAGTCAAGCGCCTCCGCTTGAGGGCGATCTTGATAAAGTAGTAGAGAGAACCGAGCGAATTCAACCGATGCATCCTCAGCATGGTTACAGGGTCCATGTCTTGAGTGATCGGGATTGGCTCGAAGTATTTCACTCGCTGTGCTCGGCTAGCCTCTGGCTAAGCCTCTCCCTCTTCTTGCAGAACCATGGGAATAGGATTCGATGGAATAGATGGAATAGATGGGCGCTGCGCTTGGGCGATCACATCCGCCTTTCCATCACAGTCGCCCACCTCGTTCGCGGTAGAATCAAGACCTTCGCCAGAGACCGAAACGGAAGGATGGGATGAAGTCCTGATTTCTGCCACTACTTTATTTCCCTGAAGACTCAGATAGGCAATCACGTTCTCAGGAAGCTGGGGGCCTCCGCTTCGCGGATCATTATCGCCGAAGGCAGGTGCCTTCCCCTGCTCGGTCAGTGTCTTATTGGGGTCGAATTGGAGAATCGTTTTAGCCGCCACCAGTGCGGAGCGCAGGTCTCGCCTCTGGGTGACTCCCTCCACAAGTGCCCGGAGTGCGGCTGGAACTGCGGCGCGAGCCAAGTCTCGAATCTGTTCATCCTCACCAGCGAGTTGTTCGTCAATCTGGGTTAGGCGACCTTCCAGGAGGCCATCTTCGATTTCCTTATAGGTTGGGGTCTTAATCGCCAACGCCAGCGCCTGAGGTGTCAGCCCTACCATATCCGCAATCTTCTGATCCGACATCCGACCTGCAACGCGGTAGCGTGCGATCTGCTCGTACCTAATGATGGACTTTGTGTTAGGGGCTCCAGCAGGCCGACCGGCGCCACTTGGAATAGGAGAACCTGCGGCTGTCTGCCCCGATGGCTGCGAAGCAGTGGCAGGATTTATCGACGGGCTGGTCGGCTTGTCATAGGTCGGCATTACGGTAGAATCTCCCCAGCAAATACACTTTCGCTTACAAGAGACAGTGTAACTCCAATCTCTGCGAAGCGCAAGATAAATCTAAACGATAAACACGTTATGATTGTTGGGTTTGCAAATAGTGTGTCACAAAGTGTAACACAAACTTGGACGGAGGATTCTTCGCATCCAACCTACTCGCTCCGCTCGGAGCCTTCGGCTACTTCTGCCTACAAGCAATCACCTACGAAGTAGGATTTCTAAAAATGGCAAAAAATTATTTATGGGTGAAGAAGCACTAAATATCAAATTGAAATTTTAGGCCATGTCGATCCTGGCGGGGCTGTGATTCTCAAGTCTTTGACTTGGCGGTTGAGGTGGGAAGTAAATCATTCGATTGATTAAATCACCTGATAGGATATGATAAATCATATTGCGAAGTGGCCTTGCACGTTTGATTCCATTCTGTGTTAAGATTGGTAAAGGAACTTCAGTAACATTTCCACAGTTACTATTGGAAATAGAATATACAGGACATGCAATATGATTATTCATTCCTTTACTTTCAGTAACTTACGAGGAAATATGATTATCAGTGTATGATAAACTATATGTCATATACTATGGTAAGTAGTAAGTCCTTTAGAATCAATGGGATAGCTTGTGGAAATCGTTTGGAAGCTAGCTTGCTATATATAGTAGTGTAACAGTTCTACCTGCGCAGCACGCGCTCGACAATAACATCAAACGCGGCACAGAGTACGGGAGTACTCTAGAAAGTAGAGGATTCAAAATGACTATTGAAACTTCAGAACTGAACGGAATGCGCGATGCATTTGCGCTCGCATCGGAAGACGGGCAGAGAATCAATGCCAGTGACTCACGCGCGGTTGTCGTGGTCCTGAGCGAAGCGCAACATACCAAGCTTCTGAATATCCTAGAGCACGACCACGCTGGGAAGGAAAAGCACCTTGACGAATTGTGCGAGTCGATGATGGTGCAAGGGATCACGGCTCGCATTCGGTCGATCGAATACAGCGAGAAGACAAAAAAGAATGCGGAGCTAGCGCGGCTGGTCGCGGAATGCAGGAATCCAGAAGAACTAGCAAGCTTGCTCACCAAACTGAAGTCACGTTCCTAACTGCTTCGCATCTGATAGGATGCGCGGTTCTAGCAAGAGTCCCACCCTAACAAGGTGGGACGTTCTTTTGCTCAATTGTTCACGCTGTGAACGATTAATCAAGAGAATGTAAACAATAAGCTGAAGGGAATCTACGATTATGAATCGACCAATTCACATCACAGCATCGAAGGATAACGATGGGCGACTACGATATGCGGTTGCGCCGACCATTACTGCAAAGCATCGGGAGGCAGAACGGGGCTATGCTCGCCTGGCCCTCTACAATCTAATGGGAAGCACAACCGACCCTCTATCACCTCCTTTGCCGCTGGCTCCGCCTCGCAATGAGTGTGATTGCGTGAGCTGTCCGCCTCCAGCCCGCGTGCGATTGCAGGGCAACGGCGGATTGCAACCTTCCTCAGTTGTACCGAGACCGGTGCTGCGCACCCCCGCTAGGCAGGCTTCCAGCCTGTGCTCGCAATGGGTTCCCCCGCACTATCACAAGTTCTTCTGTGCCCACGACCGCTTCCGCGGGCTCCCTTGCCCTGCTTGCAGGCGCAGTGCGGGCGAGGCTCGTGAATGGTTGGAGGAGATGGACATTACCGTCTGAGGCGGAGGGATAGCGTGTCCGCTCACACACAGAGGCTAATGAGTGGATTGACTCATTATAAAGGACTTAGGAATTGTGAGTTAGTGCACGTACACACGCTCTGGGAGATATTCTTTTTTTATTTTCCACAGCTATGTATTTTATACTCTCCTTAGGGACTAAATATGCTATTCCATATATATATATGTATATATATATATTATATAATTAGACATATGGTAGATCCTACAAATTTATATCACACTACTTTACCATTCCTTCGGAATTGGTATCCTTCGGACCTTCGGAATTGGTAATAGTCAGAGACTAAACCGTAATTATGACACTTTTTGTCACTCCTCTAAGGGACACATAAAACAAAAAACGCGTATAGGAAGCTGTGTACGTTCGCACACTCACATATTCTATCTCTTTTAGATTCAATAGCTTAGTAAAATAGAGCGTGTTTGTTCTTTTACTTGACAAAACACGCTGTATCTTGCTAAACTGTTTCCAGCTTGCTTTTAGAAAGTCACTACCAATGAGCAGGAAATACAACCCGGATAAAGAGCGGTTTAATGTAAGGCCGAGATTAAGGGAATGGGAACCGGAGAGTCCGGTTTGTATGTGCGGGAGAAGTACGAGACCGACACACTGCCGACACTGTGGGTCTATATCGGTGAGGAAGAGAATTACCGACGTAATTAAAATCCCTTCCCTGACTAATGAGTTTGAGTATGTAGTATTCTCTTATCACTGCATTCTTTGCAAAAAAGACTTCTATGAGAATATCCCATGTTCTGCACCTAGAGTTGAAATAGGTAGTGGGATAGTCGGGAGAATGAGATGACTACCTTTTTCAACAGAAATCGGATTGAGGGCGAAGATTTTGTGCCACAAGAGCAGATTTGCTCTTGCAATCGGAGAACTTCCCCACCCCATTGCCGCAAGTGCGGCTCGGCATTTAAGTATGTAAGGCTGAGCGAGAGTAAGGTAATTACGATTCCCAGTCTTTCAAGTACCGAGCCTGAACGAAAGATTATCGTGAAACGGTTTGTTTGCCGTAACTGCGGCTCAGCTTATTTTGAAGACACCCCCTGCAATGCACCTGAGTTAGTCCACCTCCCATCTAGGGAGGAGCAAGCGGCAATACGCCGTAATATCAGGGAAAAGCTAGGTGGGTCTAAAAAGAGTAGTGTTTCATCTACCGGAAAAGATGTTCTGGATTTGGTGAGGCACCTACAAAAGCAATTTCCTGCCAATGAGAATCTAAAAAGAATGGCAGGCGAATCTGACCCAAAGCAATTAGCCGAATCGGCAGAGATTTCATCTATTCTTGATGACAAGCCGATTATATCACAGGAAGAACAGGAAGAGTTTGAGAAGTGGCAGAAAGGCGAATGAGCCGAAGGCTCAGAAAGGGGAATAACCAGATGAACCTACAATCTTTCAATCCCAACGTATCGGATTGGATCTCGCAGTTGTTCTGCTCCCATCCGCACGAATTTTGGTCTACCGAGACCACCCTCATCCGTAACTGCAACGGCAGCACCGCTGCTGTCCAACGGAGGGTTTTGGTCTGTAATCGGTGTGGGAAGATTCATCGTATCTCCCAAGAGTTCACCCTCCCTTCAGGAGTTTTCGCCAGAATCTCTACCGACCTTCGGTCGCAAGAGCATTGGAAGGAGCAAGAGGCCCAATATCGGGCAGTTGCGGCCTACACGGATGAGTTCTTACGCCAGTCGCAGCGGCAGGAGGAGAAGCAATGAAATGTGAAGCGTGTCAGGGTCGCGGAGCAGTTAGCACAATGGATGGCGACTTGTGCTGCACAGAATGCCTAGGGACAGGGAGTGCCAACCCAGCGCAGCGTGACGAATATGCACGGTGCAAGAAGTGTGGCGGGGCTCAAGGTTACGGCTCCGCAATGCAAGGCGGCGGATTATGCAATTGCCTTGACGTTCCAGCGCAGCCCACGAGCGATAACGACGAATTGCGTAGCGAGCAGTTAAGCCGTTGTGAGCACCGAATGCGAGAAGCTAACAGTCATGGCGAGTGGTGCAGGACATGTGGGGAGGTCCTAAGGGGAGTAAAACAGCCTACTATAGAGCAGCCGAAAGCGAAGATCAAACGGTACAGAGTAATGGTGATTGAACCGTTAAAGGAAGTCCAAGCCTACGAGCATCCCGAAGGCGCGTTCGTCCTCTACTCGGACCATATTGGCGAACTATATGAGGCTTATTTACTTGGCTGTGAAGATGAGTGCATACCTGAGCCAAAAACCTTTGAGCAGTTCAAGTCGTCATGGGGAGACAAAATGACTGAGGAATCAGAATTACCTATCGCAGAACGTCAGCCCAAGAGGAGGGGATGAAGATGGATTGCAATACGCAGAATCAACCGCAACGGTGCGATTGCCATAAATGCACTCAGGCTCGCTGGAAAATGTCACTGCAAGGCCAGATTATGAGCGCCGTGACGGTAACTAATACCCCTGCTGACCATTACTGTCTGTGCGGTGTAGATACCAACGTCAATACACAAGGTATTTGCCTAGGGTGCGGGAAACCAATATGGAGGAGGGGATAATGCCTGCGAAGGATTGCCCTACCTGTGGAGGAAGCGATGACTAGCGACACCCAGAAGGCGCGAGAGAAGTTATTCAAAGAGTTTTTCGAGAACGTGCAGGTCAACATCGGGCTGGAGCAGCAGGGCCACATTCCAACCGTAGAGAAGATGTTGGAAGATGGCATGTCGTGGGATGAGATCGGAAAGGCTATCGGATGGCACGGTCCTACAGCGAATCAGTGGTACATCGCGCATCTCCGCGCCCAAGCACAGAAGGACAAGGCAAAGATAGAGAGACTGACGAAAAAAGCCGATGATCGTGACAAGCTCATGCACGCTCTTGGATGGAAGGTGGAAGCTACTCTTGACGGCGTGATATTAGACGATGCTTCTGCATTACGCGGAGAGATGGTAAAGGCGCGACGTGAAGCGCAAAGCCGTGGCTCATATGACGAGATAGCCCAATGTTTTTGGGAAGAAAAATCAGAATGGGCCGTGAAATTGTGGAGATTGGCGCGGGGTGCCAACAAGCGCGCGGAGACTGCCGAGGCCGAGAAGTTAAGACGGCTGGTAGAAGCGTGGCAAGAAACCAATATCAGCTTTAAGTCGAATCTGCTGGACTGGTATCCAAAACTGCATTCGGCTCTGGACGAACTGAAGGAGCCTTGATTATCAAGGCTGCTAAGTCCTTTACAAGCAATAAGTTAAGGCTACGCCTTTTATATGATTTTTCATATTTCAAGCGTAGCTTTACTTTAATGCTTGACATCCTGCTTCGCAGGAGTTAGTATTAAGAATCTCCTCTATGGAGTGTAGTTAAACCCAGACTCCTTCGGAGTCTTAAAATAAGCCGAAGGCTTCCGCCGCGGCGGACCCGCTGATAAGCGGGAGAAAAGGAAAACCCAGATGTCTACTTACAACGATACACGAATCAACCTTCAGACCGTAGTATTCTCAACCGATGCATCCGGCGCAGCCGTTATCGAAGTTGATGAAAAGACCGGCGAGCAAGTGACCGAGCTTTTCGGAAAGGGGAACACCACCGAGAAGAAAGCGAACGCCACCATCGCTGAGTTCAAGACCAAAGGTCTGCCTGAGCCGGAGATTCTGAAAATCCAGACTTTCCAATACTCCGAGGTCGGCTCTTCGAGCGAGCTTGGTGCCCTGATCGCGGCCTACAACCCCGACCCTGAGCAGGCCGAGAAGGTCAAGATCGCCATTATCAATCGTGGCCTCGTGCTGGCGCAGCAGAACTTCGCGCGTGAATTCATGCTCGATTCGGATCAGGCCGGCGTTGAAGGAGTCTACGACCTGATGCTCGATGCCTCCAAACCTGGTGAAGGCCGTCGGAAGGCCGATCCTGCTTCCAAGGCTGTCAAGGCCCTCTCCGAGCTGCTCGGACAGAGCATCACCGCGGACGACCTGGCTGCTCTTCTGGCCAGCTTCAAGTCCTCGGCGGCAGTCTAGCCAACCTAGCCCCGCCGCTTCGCGGCCTTCGGCTACGATTCGCTGCGAAAGCGGCGGCTAACATAGTGGGAGACGGCGGAGTCCAAGGCCGCCGCCTTAAACGATACAATAAATACGTCCCACAAAGGAGAAACGCCATTCAGAAATGGGTGGCGTTTCTTTCCATTGCTCCTACGGAGCATCTGCCGAAGGCAGCTATTGATTTAATCGTTCACGTTGTGAACAATTAGCTGAATAGAAAGGAACCTGATAATGCCTCCCCAATCCAGCACCACTAAGATCTGGTGGGATACCACCGTCGATGCCTACCGAGTTGTAACCCCCTACCGGCCTCAGTTCGTAGAACTGCTAAAGCAGCTCTTGCCCGCCTCAGATCGGGCATGGGATGCGGCGAGCAAGACTTGGACTATTACCGAGAAGTTCCTACCTTCAGTCAAGGACCTGACCGAGAGAATCTTCGGTGGGACTGCCACTATCGTCTCGCGCCAGCAGGCGCAGGCAGCCCAGCAGCCCCCACCTCAGCGAGGTGGAGCAGCCACGCCGGTAGGGAAACTAATCGAAGAATGGTTCCAACTCCTCCCCTACTCTGCTGCACAGAAAGCCTATCGTTATGGAGCAATGGAATTGCACCCAGACAGAGGAGGCAGCATGGAAACCATGAGTAAGTTCAATAGCCTCTGGCAGCAGATTGAGAAAATACATTTTCTAAAAGAGAAATAAAACCAACAAGGATGGAGATATAAAAATGACCCAAATTGCTTACAAAATAACAACAGCGAGAAATACCACCTATAAAGAGACAAAGTGGGGTGAGGGAGTATTACACACTACCTCCGGAGAAGGACCACTTTGCAAATCCGGTTGGATTCATACCTACAATGATCCCTTAATAGGATTATTTATGAATCCAATTCATGGGCATTTCGAGGAACCATTCCATCTATGGGAATGTGAGGTGTCTGGAAAGTTTTTGGATGATAGAGGACTTATGCAGGGTTGGTCTGAGGTAAGGACAGTTAAATTAATAGATATTCCAGAAATCACAACTGTAAACAGGGTTGCTTTTGGAATTTTAGCTGCTAAGCAAGTTTATTTTAATACGGCCTGGAATACATGGGCAGATAACTGGCTTGCTAATATTGATCGCGTCGCCGCCTTCAACGCCGCCGACGCCGCCTACGCCGCCTACGCCGCCGCCTCCAACGGCGCCACCTACGCCGCCGCCGCCTACGCCGCCTTCTACGCCGCCTACGCCGCCTTCAACGCCACCTACGCCGACGCCGCCTACGCCGCCAACGCCGCCGCCTTCAACGCCGCCTACGCCGCCGCCTACGCCGCCACCTACGCCGCCGCCTACGCCGCCGCCAACGCCGCCACCTACGCCGCCCCCTACGCCGCCCCCTACGCCGCCGCAATAAATTTCCACGAGATAGCAAATCAAGCTATGTTGATAAAATAAATCCAAGAATCCTGGAGAAAATGATGAATGATAAACTAACTCCGTTTACTCCTAAGACCTCCTACGGAAGTCTAAAAAAGATCGGGCAGAAGCCAGCTCTAACTGGGATGCAAGCCCGACTTGCCGCCGCTAAAAGGGCCGCCTCTACAGAAGATGCCGCAGGCATCGGGCCTGAGACTAGAACCAATCGACTCGCCCTAATGCTTGATTGCTCCGGTTCAATGGCCGGCGAGAGAATCGAGTCTCTCAAGAAAGCGACCGAAGGCTTCTTGCAAAGCCTTTCTCTCGGTCCCTCTGGGGATACCTCAGTCTCATGCGCCACCTTTCCCCATCTCGGACCAGCCTGCTACCCGCTAACGACTGATTTCGGCCGTGCGATGATAGCTTGCTGGCAGCTTGATGTGCTCGGATGTACCCCAATGCACGATGCTCTAGCATCGGTGATTGAGAGTCAACCCCTTACAAGGGGAATTCTGATGTCTGATGGGCGACCTGATTCTGAGCCTGCGGCTCTTGTGGCTGCTCAGAGATTCCGAACCGCGGAGGTT